CTGGAGGCGCGATGACTGCCATCGCCTACGGAGTGATGATCGGAGTCCTCTTCGCCATCGCCTGGGCTCTGGGATGGTCCTTCTGCGCCAAGCACTCCTTCTGGAAGATGCAGGCCGCCTACATCAAGCAGTCCGAGGATGCCGAGGCCGAGAAGATCAAGCGCATCCAGGAGGAATTCGACGCCAACTTGAGGCTGGCATCCGCCCCCGAGGGAGCCGATCCAGGCTCCATGCCGCCTCCTCCCCCCACTCCAGATGAGGTCAACAAATTCGGATGGACGAGGAAACGACGCGCGTAGCCTACGACGCACAGCTCGTCACGGGATGGCTCTGGAGAATCTGCGAGATCCTGGACAAGATGCAGGAAGCAGGCTTCTTCCAGGTGAAGGACGTACTCCCCAAGGACGCCTTCATCGCGTGGTCCGATGAGAAGCAGATCCGCGCGATGGAGGAGAACGCCCGGAAGGCCCAGGAGATCAGCACCAAGAAGCGCCGGGAAGTCCTATCGAAACTCACCGAGGCCGAGAGACTGGCCATCGGATATCCCCAGGTCCTCTCCAAGAACCCCAACTACCCCATCTACCACGTCGCCGAGAAGGTGGACCGCAAACAGACCACGGCGGCCCCGTAGTGGATGACTTCGAGTTCGAGAACCACTGCCACTGGTACGAGGAAAACCTGCGGGTGGTGGACCGGACGGGGAAGGTGGTGCCGTTCAAGCTCTATCCCGTCCAGAAGAAGCTCGAACGTCTGGTCGTGGAAGCCTTCGAGCAGAAGAAGCCCTGCTTCATCATCGTCCTGAAGGCACGCCGGGAAGGCATCTCCACCTGGGTATCCGCACGCTTCTACCGGGATTCCAAGGAGATGGAGCACCGACGCTCCATGATCCTGGCGCATGACGACAAGGCCACCAAGAACGTGCTCGACATGGTGCGCTTCTTCTTCAACAACGACCCCGACAAGCCCGAGACCACGAAGGACTCCCAGGCCGTCCTGAAGTTCAAGGACAACGCCTCGGAGTTCATGGTCTACACCGCAGGCAGCCGGGCCAAGGCGGGACGTTCCTTCAACGCCCAGGCAATCCACATCTCCGAGCTGGATTTCTGGGACGACCCCAGGACCTTCACGTCCGTCATGCAGGTGACGCCCAACACCTTCCCGGTGGTGGTCATCATCGAATCCACCGCCCAGGGTCCCGAAGGCCCCATGCAGAAGCTCTGGGACCCCGCCGTGGAGGGCAGGAACGGCTTCACCCCCGTCTTCTTCGCGTGGTTCGACTTCGAGGAATACCGCAGGGATCTGTCCTGGGATGACCTGCTCTCCTTCGCGGATCGGAACTGGGTGGCGAAGAACCGGGACTTCGTGAAGCTGGCAGTCCGGAAGCACGTGAACGCCGTCAAGGAGAACAAGAACTACTGGCGTAAGAAGCGCCGGAAGGAGGGACAGAATGGGCTGGGTGAAGGAGCGGGGACAGCGGGAGGACCCGAACGCGATGGCGATGGAACGCCACTCCAGGGCGGTGCAGGAAGCGGAGGAGCGTCAGCGGCGTCGGGAGGAGAAGGCGGCCCTGGCGACCAAGTACGCCTCGCTGGAGGAGAAGTGGAAGGCGAGGGGGCTGGCGGAGGGGGACGTATTCCCCCTGTTCCTATCGGATGGCAGGCACGCCTACGCCAGGGTTTCGCTGAGGAGGGGCGGGGACGTGCCTCAACTGCTGGAATGCGACGAAAGAGGAATGTCAAAAATCTAGCCGAGGCCGCCAAGAAAGCCGGGATCTACAGAGCCCACAACGAAGACATCCTCTGGGACGCCTTCCAGGACTCCCTCACCCCCTACGAACAGGGGCTGATGACCGAGTTCCCCACCCAAGTGACCTTCGAGGCGATCAACTGGCTCCGCTGGGTGACGGCGGTGAAGTGCAACGGGGACGAGATCGAGCGGAAACGGGAATACCCATCCCGCCCCTCCGAGTCCTTCGAGGCAGCCGCCGAGACCGTTCTGGATCCAGTGATCATCGCCAAGTGGACCAAATGGGCGAAGGAGAACCCCCCCGAGAAGATCCGCTTCGAGGTGACGGAAGACCGCTTCGGCCGAGTCACCGCCTCCGCAGTCGCCGATCCCGTGGGCCATGTCTGCATATGGGAACGCCCGATCGAGGGTGAAAACTACGTCATGGGAGTGGATCCCTCCACGGGCTCGAAGGAGGGGGACTGGACGGTGGGATCGGTGCTCTCGGTGTCCACGGGGCATCAGGTGGCCGAGTTCAGAGCCCGGATGGACCCGGACTTGGCCATCGACCAGATCGAGGCCCTGGGAGTCTTCTACAACTCGGCCTTCACCGGAGTCGAGGCGAACACCTACGGCATCCCCTTCGTCCGTGCGCTGGAGGACCGGGGGACGCTCCCCATGTTCGAGCGGGAGATCCCTGACCGCAGGGAGCCCGGGAAGACCAACAAGCTGGCCGGGTGGCTCACCACCCCGAAGTCCCGGAACCTGCTGTTCACCGAGCTTCGCAAGGCCGTCCGGGAGGACAGATGCCAGATCAAGGCCCTGGACACCCTCCGGGAGTGCCTGACCTTGACGATCGTCCGGAACGAGAACAAAGGCGCGATGTCCCGTCTGGAGCGGATCGAGGCCCGGTCCGGGTGCCACGACGACGGCCCGATGGCCCACGGAATCGCCATCATCATGCGGAACCGGGTGGCCCCGGTGGACGAGACGCAGGTGGAGAGGAAGCCGGACGAGCCCCTTCCGAAGATGGTCCAGCAGTTCCTCGACCAGTTCGAGAAGGAGGGGAAGGGCGGCAGGATCCCCCTCCAGCACCGGCACACCCAGGTTTCCGGGATTCCACTACGTATTGACGGAAGGCGTTCGGTTCTATAAGACTCTTAGTCGGTGGGGAGGGAGTGCGGTGGACTACTGGTATCACTGCCACAAGGACATGGGCGGCTGCGGGCATGAGTTCTCAACTCGCAAGTCCATCGAATCGAGACACGAAGTAGAGTGCCCTTGCTGCGGGGCATGGGGCGGCCACGTCAAGAAGAATGGCCGCCGCGTCGTCGAGATCTTCCTTCCGACACCCCCGAACATCTCCGTGGACATCTCCTCCCAGGACGGCAGGATCAACGATGCTGTCCATATGCCAGCCTTCGGGAAGGACGTCTATCTGACGTCCCGTTCCCAGCTCCGGGATCTCCAGAAAGATGCCCGGGATAAGATCATGGAGTCCACGGGCGGGAAGAAGGTCCTGAACGTCACGGACCCCGACACCGGGAGGCGGGAGAAGGTGACGGTGGAGCGGGAGGCCCTGGACGTGGGCGAGATCCACACCGCCGAGTCCCGCCCCCAGCCCATCGACCACGGCGGACAGGCCCGGCAGAAGGTGATGCAGCAGATCCTCAAGGAAGCATCCGAGAGAGGAGTGGCCCCTAGGTGAGTGCACAGGCCATCCCATTCCAGAGGGCGTCGAACCGCCTCTTCTCGATGGCCGACAAGAAGGACTTCGCGTCCTCCCCGGTTGACGAGGATGTCAAGAAGTACGAAGAGCTGTTCCAACTCTCCAAGGCGTACCGCGACGAGGACCTGAAGATGCAGGAGCGGTGGCGCTCCTATCGGTCCTGGGTCCTCTCCACCGGCCGTGACCGCTCCGGCTTCAACAACTCCACCACCTACGTCAACCTGATCTACTCCTCCACGGAACAGCTCCATGCGGATCTGACGGAGGCGATGCCTACCTTCAACTACCGCCCCACATCCCCGGACTCCCTGCGCCTCGCCGAGCACCTGAACCGCTCGGTGCCCGCCATCTGGGAGGCGAACAACGGGGACCGGACCTATCGCCAGTCCATCAAGTCGGCGATCGTCTACGGGACGGACATCTGGAAGGTGGAGCACGACCCGGGATACGGAGGCCGTGGGATCAAGGTGGGCTTCCGCCGCGTCCCATGCTACCGCTTCTTCCCGGCTCCCTACGCCACGGACATCGAATCAGCCCCCTTCGTGATCGAGGTCTGCCCCCGCACCGTCGAGGAGATCTACAACGACTACGGTGTCCGGGTAGCCCCCGAGCTTGAGCCGAAGGCCGAGTTCCCTGACGTCTCCGAGGATCTGGACGATCCCAAGGGACGGACGATGACGTGGGCCACCAACCTGACGGGCACCGCTGCCGTACCGCACTTCCCATCCTCCTTCATGCTGTCCTCGGATCAGGACAGATCCGCAGGGATCGTCTGGCAGAAGGAGCTTTGGATCCGTGATCCCCGGATGGAGGCCCGTTACTGGATCGAGCCCACCCCCAAGGGACCCCAGCTCAACCACGGCAAGGACCTGGCCTACCCGCGCGGGCGGGTGATCTCCTGGGCGAACGGGAAGCTCCTGTACGACCGGGAGAATCCCTACATGGACGGGAAGTGGCCTTACGTCCGCTTCGCCGACGTCCCGTGGCCCGAGACCTTCTGGGGACTGGGCGAGGTTCCGAACCTCATCAACCTCCAGCTTCTCCACGACGACACGATCGACACGATGCGGCTCATCCACGCCTACATGGCCAACGGCCGTCTGATCGTGGACGAGTCCACCGGACTCCGCGAGCGGGAGATCGGCAACGATCCGGGAGAGATCCTGTTCACCCGTCGCGGGACCCATGACCGAATCAAGTGGCTCCCCGGGCTCACGCCTCCGGCAGAGTTCTACACCCATGTAGGGGCCGTCGAAAGATGGTTCGACCAGATCACTGGCCGCATGGACGTGACCCGGGGAATCAACCCGTCCGGTGTGACCGCTGCCCGAGCCCTGGTGGCCCTCCAGCGGGCGGCCGGGATCCGGGTGCGTGGTCGTATGCGGGAGATCGAGGACTCGCTTCTGGACGCCGGGAGGATGCTGGCTTCCAGGACGCAGCAGTTCGCGCCCTCCTCCATGCAGCTCCCGGACGGGAAGGAGTTCAAGGACTTCTCCATGAGCGAGGAGGAGCGGCTGATGCCCTTCCACCTGAAGGTGGACGTGGTGTCGAACCTGGACGATCTCCGGGCGCTGGAGTTCCAGAAGCTCCTGCTCCTCTACAACATGGGCATGGTGGACGACACGAGGCTCCTGAAGGACTCGGGGCTCTCCTCTTCGGAGGTGCTGCTGGCCGAGCTTCCGCAGGTCCGCGAGAAGCACATGATGATGCAGGCGATGGCCGCCACGGGCGGCATGAACGACATCACGGCGAATCTCTCGAACACACAGAAGGGGATCGGAAGATCCCTAAGGACGGCGGTGGAATGAAAGGACGATGGGCGGCTGCGTGCTCGTTGATGGCCCTCCTGATCCTGGTCGGCTGGACTACGAACAAGTCATCCGGTACAGCGCAGAAGACCTTTGCGTTCGCCACCACGGGGAACGCGATCCCAGACTCCGCCTCGGCGGGACGGACCTACCTCTCGGTGGCGGACTTGGCCGGGACGGGGACGGCTACCCTCTGGATCTACTCGGAGGACGTGGACGGTGCGGCGGACTCGATGCTGGTTACGATCGGTGCCGGGTCGGCGTGGGAGACCAACTGTCCGGACGGGATCGACTCGGTGGTCGTGGTGACGAACTCCACGACACTAGGTTTCCACGTGAGCAACTGAGGGGAGCCATGAAGCGGTATACAGCTTTTCTCGCCATCGCGACACTGGCACTCTGCTCGCTCACCGGAGGATATCTCCGAGGTTCCGAACCAACCATCCCGCTAGTCACATCATCCGTGTCGAATGTCGCACTGACCTACGGCGCGCCACTCATGGAATGCGACTTCTACGACGCCAACGGAAAGCGGTGGAAGCGGCAGAACCTCCACCAGCACTGGCCGCATATGGTGTCCGAGGAGGCCCCCTACTTCTTCGTGTCCGATGGGCCGCAGGGGAAGTCGTTCGGTAACGAAGTCTTCTTCTCGGTCGGAGCGACAGACACATCTAGGGCGGGTTCTACTGACGACGGAGTGAAGGCGGTTCGTGTGAAAGCGGGAGGATATGACTACAGGCTGGGTGCCAACGTGTGTCTCTTCCTATCCTCCACACAGGACAGCACCGAAGGTGTGGCCGCCATGGGATCCGCGCTTGATACGTGGGAGGACGACAAGGAATACATCTTCTACGCGAAGATGTCGCTCGGCGACTGCACGACATCATGGGCCGTGGGACTGTGGGGATACAACGACTTCTACGGGAATACGCCCAGCAGAACCCGCGGTTCTCCGTTCAAGGTTCCGGCGTTGGACGGAGAAACGTGGAATGGCAGGATGTCAAAGACCGTCCAGGGGCTCATCTTCACAAGGCCAGGAGGCACGGTTATTGATTCTGTGTCTGTGTTCTGGCAGGGAGCCTCGGCCGACAGTTCGCGCCTCAAACTCGACGTGAACCCCGATGTGACGGACGACCTGCTCGCCAATGGAAATACCCTGACGCTGGCGGCGAGAATCTTCGGAGACGACTCGTGCCAGGTGTACGTGAACGGGAAGACAGGCTCGATTGTGAATGGACTGAGTACCACCGAGGCTCTCACCCTTGGGATGGCCATGCAAGACGCCGGAAGTCCGTTCTTCAACCAGATTGCCTTTTTGGAATGTTGGGCCGCGACCATCCCAAGGCGCTAGATCGTTGGGCGCGACCCAGGTCTTGACCGTCCTCTATTGAGGACACTAGGATGGGTGGAGGAGGACAGGGATGAGCATGGGTCAGATGCCCGGCCAGCCACAGCAGCAGATCCCATCCCCGCGCACTCGCGCGGAGGCGGATTCCTGGGGCGTGGCGATGGCCCAGGCGATGAGGGGATTCGCCAACGAGTTGGAGGCGGCATCGACGGGGGATCCGTCCGCTGACCCCCTGCTCATGTCGCAGTTCAGGCGCATCATGCTCCAGCTTCAGGAAGTGGCGGCCAGGGGGAGGGCGGCAACGACCGCTTCCCAGCAGCCGCAGATGGAGCGCCAGAGTGGCGTTCCTGAGCCCGTGGGGTCCCGAGTGGACTCCGTAACCCGTAGGCCCCTGGGATAAGCGCAAGCCCCCGGGAGGGAGAAATGATGGCCGAGGACACCCCGGAGACCACGGCGACAAGCCCCGCGCCCGCCGCGCCCGAGCAGATCGAGGAAGCTGCCACCGTCACGATCGACGGCAAGGACTACCCGGTCCAGGACGTTCTCGAATGGAAGAACTCCGGCCTCCGTCAGCAGGACTACACCAAGAAGACGATGGCACTGGCCGAGGAGAAGAAGCGGGTCGAAGCCCTTGCCGCCCAGTTGAGCGAGCGTCTTGCCCAGTCGGGTGGGACGAACGGTCACGGGAGCGGGGACGACGAGTACGCAGCCCTCGACGAGACTGTGCCCGGCTTGGGTAAGTTCGCTCAGGAGGTTCGGTCTACCCTGACCAAACTTACGCAGGCACAGGAAAAGATCGAACGGGAGTCCCAGGAATACGTCAAGGCCCAGGAGTACGAGGACGCGATGACGGGTGCTCTGGATACGTGGGGGAAAAAGCCCTTCGCGGATCCGAACGAGATCCGGTCCTTCCTTGAGGACAACAAGCTCGGTCCCGACAAGGCCGAGATCGCGTATCGGTATCTCTACGGCCACAAGCTCGGCGAGGCGGCCAAGGAAGCGGCAATGCGAAAGCGTGGGGCCGATGCCCCGCCCCCGATGAAGGGTGGCGGACTCGGGATCCCCCAGGCATCCGCCTCCGAAGTCCCGGGTGTCCAGAAGCCGATGTCCGAGACGTCCTGGCAGGAGGTCCGCAACCGAGCGTTGGCGGATCCGAGGCGACCGAAGGTCTAGTCCTGTGCCCGAAAGGGCACGAACATGGCAGCTCCAGGCACCGTCTACACGGATGCCGACTGGGCAACCAGGGAGTATTTCGCTCCCAAGGTCCAGGATGTCGTCTTCAACTCGAATGCGACCACTGCGGTCCTCCGCAAGACGATGCGGACGGTCTCGGGTGGCACGCACATCGACTCGTTCTACAACTACAAGAAGTCCACGCAGGGCGGCTGGTTCACCCGTTCCGATACGTACACGCAGGCGTTCGAGCAGAAGTTCGACGCGGCGCGTTGGCAGTGGAAGCTGCTTCAGGAGCCGGTGGCGCTGTTCATGCAGGACATCCTGGAGAACGAGGGATCCGAGCAGCGTCGCTTCGATCTCGTGATGCACGAGAACATGGCGGCGGCGAAGGCGATGGCCGATAACTTCGGCTCGGCGCTCTTTTCCCTGAACGACTACACCAACACCGACAAGATCGACTCCCTGGACCTCGCCATCGCGGCGGGGACCACGGTCTATGCGGGTGTCACTCGTGCCACCTCGGGCGATGGGCTCCTGTGGGCGGCGAACGTGGACTCCTCGTCCACCACGCTGAACCTGTCGGTGCTGAACGATCTGTACCTCGACTGTTCCGAGGGAACGGATCAGCCCAACCTGATCGTCTCGAACAACAAGGCGTTCGGGCTCTACTACGACGAGCTTACTCCGATCCAGCGCCAGCAGTCGGACGAGCTTCTGGGGCAGGCGGGGTTCACGTCGCTTCTGTTCAACGGGAAGCCGTGGATCATCGACTCCCACGTGAACTCGACCGATCGTGGCGTCCCGGCCTCCGGTGACGTGGCGAACAACGGTACGCCGGTGGCGTCGGAGTACGTCTACATGATGAACACGAACTACATGGAGATCGTTGCTCATCGGAGCGCGGCCTTCACGTGGTCCAACGTGATGCAGCCGATCGACCAGTGGGCGGTCGTGGGTCGGTACTACTTCATGGGCAACGTTCCCGTCTACAACCCGCGCTTCTTCGGGAAGCTGACGGCCATTACGGCGTAGGAGGAACGACTCATGCCGGTGTATCCGATCGAAGTGACGGCACAAGAACTCTACTCGTCGTCGAACACTCGGCGGCACAGGCTCGGTGCCCGTGCGATCTTCCGAAGCACCAACGGGATCACCGAGGCGATGTACGTTCGCAACAACAACTCGGCAGCCCTGTCGGCTGGATTTGTGGTCGGCGTCGGCGCGTCGGGCTGGGGATACGCGGATACCGCCCCTCTGGGTGCCGCGTCCTGTCAGCAGGAACTCGTGCTCGGCGGCCTGGCGGCGTCGCTCGCGGCGTCCTCGGACGGCGGGTACGGATGGGTCATCCTCAACGGCCCGCAGACCAACGTCTATCACGGGGCCACGCTGGCCTCGTCGGCGGGGGCTCGCGGTCTGGTGGTGGGGTCCTTGGCGCTGCTCACCACGGGCGTCACGACGTTCAACTCGGTGGCTGGCGGTACTGCGGATGTCCCGCGGATCGTCGCCATCATGCGTCCCAACTCGGCCTTCTCCACGTCGGGCACTGGTGCTGCGGCGGCGGTGGGGGTCGTGGTGGACTGGCTGTTCCGGTAGGAGGAAATCGTGGGTGACGTCCTGAGCATGGCAGAACAGGTTGATGCGGCGGTCAAGAACGGGAAGTCGGCGGCCAATCCCAGGCTGCTCGATCCGGCAGCGACGCCCGAGAAGCTGCGGTCCATTCCCTTCGCTATCGCGTGTCCGTGTCCCACCCGGACCATGACCCGCGAGACGGGGATGTCCCTGGCTAACCTCGTGAAGCCGATGTTCGGGAACGCCATCCCGATCTCCCCGGATTCCCTTGAAGTGGGCGAGGCGAGGAACCAATGCGTCGAGATCGCGAAGGCGGCAGGGGCTGAGTACCTGTTCTTCGTGGATTACGACGTGGCGGTTCCCGCCAACGCCCTCATCAAGCTCCTGTCCCTGAAGGTGCCGATCGCTGCGGGGGTCTACCACCTGAAGCAGATCCCGTCCTATCCCCTGATCTTCGTGAAGGGGTGGACCGGGGCCTTCGAGGACTACGAGGCAGGGGATCTCATCAAGGCGGACGGGGTGGGGATGGGCTGCACCCTGATCCGGATGGACGTCTTCGACAAGATGGAGCCCCCGTATTTCAAGACGGTCCCGGGATACACCCCGGAGAACCCGAACGAGATGCTGGGCTACATGACCGAGGACATCTACTTCTGCGACAAGGCCCGGAATGCCGGATTCGACATCGTGGTCGATACGTCGATCCAGTGCGGCCACGTCGATTGGAAGACAGGGATCATCTACAAGGGGGAGATGGACCCGAGCGGCAAGACGAAGCGCATCGTACCGTCCTGGATCTACAGGCGGAACGGGCAATACATCGTCGAGTCCGTCCCGGATGCCAGCCACCCCGGTCTTCGGTGGCGCGGGTCCGAGCCTCCCAAGACCTCGGCCATCACGAAGATCGACCTGGGTTCCGGTCCGATCCCTGCGGATGGCTTCACGGGGATCGACGCCTTCCAGTCCGGGAATGACGTCATTCAGGGGGACATCTCCGATCTCGGGTGGTTCCGGGAGGAACATGGGTTGGTCGAGGAGATCCGTTCCTCCCACTCCTTCGAGCACCTGAGCCACACGGAGGCTCCCAGGATCCTCCGGGACTGGGTGAACACGCTCGTCCCTGGCGGGAAGATCACGGTCATCGTCCCGGACCTGGAGTACCACGTCCGGAGGCTGGTGGACGCGATCGACAAGGGGGAGGACGCCTATCCCGAGGCGGACTACTGGATCGCCACGATCTACGGGTGGCAGAGGAACGGGGATGGGCAGGTGCATCTGAACGGGTTCACAGAGAACCGTCTTCGTCAGATCGCCGTGTCCTGCGGGATCGAGGATATCGAGATCACCCGGCAGCACTCCGATGGGATGCCGTCCGGTGAGATCGCGGAGAACGAGGCTCTTGTCCTTACGGGGAGACGCCCGGAGGTGGGCTAATGTCAGCGGTAACGATCACGAACAGGGTGGTATCGAACCGTGGCACTCTCCGTCAGGAGACGGGGAACTTCACGGACGATACGACCAGCGCGTATCCGATCAAGACGAAGCTGGGGCGGATCATCTTCTTCGTCATCAACGGCGTGGGCACCACGTCCACGAACAACATCGGGGCCTTCGCCAACTCGGCTTCGGCCTCCGCGGTGGAGGATGATCCGGGGACGATCTTCGTGAACAGCGGGGCGGCGTCGGGCGGAACCTACTCCTACCTTGCGATCGGGAAGTGAATCATGGCTAACACCGTAACGCGGATGGCCTACAACGTCGTGGGGAACCACCGGGAGGATTACGTCAAGGTGGTGATGGGCGCGGCCGATACCACGGGGACGTTCAAGGCCAGGATGAAGCGCATCGAGTCCTACGATCTCCAGCAGGATGGCCACACCATCCCCAACAAGAACCTGAACATTTCCTTGGCCGGGAACGAAATTGCGTGGTCGGGTGCCACGGCGGCACACACCTACCGATTCATGGTTGTGGGGGTCTGACATGGCGAACTACGCGATCACCACGCTGCGCCGCAGACGGATCGGGAACAAGCGTATGTGCTCCGGGGCGCTCACGTGCCTTGCGACCAGCGGGGATGTGGTGACGCCGCTCAAGCGCATCGAGACGTTCCAGATTTGCGGATACGCGAACACCGACATGAGCGTCAGCGTGGCCCGGAACACCACCGGCACCACGGATAACGCGAACGACGCTATGGGGACGGCCCATCTGGCCGGCGTCACGATCGGACTCTACAACTTCATCGCCACTGGGATCTGACATGGCACACGAGTTCATTGACGAGGTTACGGCGACCCCAACTGGACCGATCGTCGTCTCCCTCGGTGGCACCGTGGATATCACGGCGTCGTTCACGCTGAACGGTGCCAACCCAGGATCACCGACGTTCAGCCTCTACTCTCTGGCATGGACGTATCCGGACGGGTTGGTCTCGTTCGCCAACGAGAGCCCTGCGGTCCACGACACGAACTACACGCATACGGTTCCATTGTCGATCCTGGCGGCGGTGGGGACCTACGATATCGTGATCCAGGGGACGTACTTCTCGGACGCGGCACCACCGGACAATGCCCAGTCCGTGGACTCGAACACGGTCACGATTCGGGTTCTGGGAGTCACGGAGGAGCAGTCGCCTTCGACGCCATTCACGGAGGTCCAGGCGTCGGTCACGGTGACTGCCGAGGAGCAGCAGCCCTCGGGGTCCTTCTCCGAGATGCAGGCGTCCAGCACCACCACGTCCGAGG